GCCGAGATGACGGCGCGGGCCTGCCACGCGATCGAGATCAATCCGGCCTACGTTGATGTGACCATCCAGCGTTGGCAGGATTTCACCGGCGAAAAAGCCAAGCGCGAAGCCGACGGCGCGCTGTTCAACAATCTTGCAAGGGGTACGCATGCCAGGGCCACGAGGACCACGACCGCTGCCGACGCAGCTCAAGCTCTTACGCGGCAATCCGGGAAAGCAAAAGCTCAGCGTCGACGTGATGCAGCCGGCGCAGGCGCTGGGCGTGCCTGAACCGCCACCGTTCATCACCGGCTATGCCGCCGACGAATGGTGGACGGTCGCGGTCGAGCTGCACCACATGGGGGTGCTGACTAAGATCGACCTGGCGCCGCTGGCCGTCTATTGCCACGCCTATGGCCAGTGGCGGATGGCCGCCGAGGCCTTGGCGCGGGTCCAAGACAACGATGCGGCCATGCATGGCCTGCTGGTCAAGACCAAGTACGGCGATGCGATCCAAAATCCGCTGGTCTCGATCGTGCGCAAGGCGGCCGGTGACATGGTGCGGTATGCTAGCGAATTCGGGCTGACGCCGGCCGCGCGAAGCCGGATCGCGGCCGGGGTGCGCGCCGAGCAAGAGGAGTCGAAATTTGCCGGACTCCTTGCGGGTTGAGCGCACAGAAAAAGGCAAAGACCGCGCCGCAAAGGTGATCCGGTTCATCGAGCGCTTGACCGTACCGAGCGGCGTCGGCGCCGGGGCGCCGTTCAAGCTGGACGATTGGCAGAAAGACTTCGTCCACGACATCTATGAGCCGCAGCGCGTGCTCGCTGATGGCCGAGAGCTGCGGGTGGTGCGGCGCGCGATCCTGTCGATGGCGCGTAAGAACGGAAAAACGGCAACCATTGCCGCGTTGGCGTTGGCGCACCTGGTCGGCCCGGTGGCCGAAGTGCACGGCGAGATTTATTCGGCGGCGAACGATCGCGACCAGGCCGCGATCCTGTTCAAGTTCGCCAAGCAGATCGTCGAGCTCGATCCCGAGCTGCGCCGCATGATCGATATCGTGCCGTCGACCAAGACCATGATCGGCCGCCGCACCGGCTCGGTGTATCGCGCGGTCTCGGCCGAGGCCGGCACCAAGCACGGTTATCTGCCGAGCGTGGTGATCTACGACGAACTGGCGCAGGCCAAGAGCCGCGACCTCTATGATGTGCTCGACACATCGTTCGGCGCGCGCGAGGAGCCGCTGTTCATCGTGATCTCGACGCAGTCGAACGACCCGGAGCACATTCTGTCGCGGCTGATCGATGATGGTATGTCGAAGGTCGATCCGTCGATTGTCTGCCACCTCTATGCCGCCGACGAAGACTGCGACCTCGACGACGAGGCGCAGTGGGCCAAGGCGAACCCGGCGCTCGGCAAGTTTCGCGACCGCGAGGACCTGGTGGCGGCGATACGCCAGGCCAAGCGGCTGCCATCGCACGAGCCGAAGGTGCGCAACCTGTTTTTGAATCAACGAGTGTCAGCGTCGGCGCCGTTGATCTCCAGGGCCGAGTGGGTGGCGTGCAAGGGCGACGCTGCGTTGCAAGATGGTGAGGAGGTCTATCTCGGGCTCGACCTGTCGAGCGTGGCTGACTTAACCGCGCTGGTGGTCGGTAGTGCCGAGGACCCGTGCCGCATACAGCCGTTTTTCTGGAAGCCGCGCGAGCAGCTCGACGAGCATGCCAAGCGCGATTTCGGCTCCGGCTCGCATCGCTATCACGAATGGGTCGAGTCCGGTCATTTGCTTTTGTCGCCGGGCAACACCATCGATCCCGAGGTGGTGGCGAGGTTCATCGGCGAGCTGTCCGAGCGCTACAAGATCAGAGGCATGGCCTATGACCGCTGGCGCATTCAGGACCTGTTGCGGGAGTTCGATCGGATCGGGCTGCAGGCCTACGAGGACAGCGAAAAAAAGCGCGGCGGTGACGGGCTGCGGCTAGTGCCATGGGGCCAGGGCTTTCGCGACATGGGGCCGGCGATCGACGCGTTCGAACTGGCGATCCTCGAAGGCAATCTGATTCACCCGGGCAATCCGGTGTTGAACTGGAACATGGTCAACGCGGTCGCCACCAAGGATCCGGCCGAGAACCGCAAGCTCGACAAGAGCAAGGCGCGGTTTCGCATCGATGGCGCGGTGGCGCTGGCGATGATGCTCGGCCTGCGCTCGCGCGATCGGACGGAAAAGCCGATCGATATCGCGGCATTGATCGGTTAGGGGCGCGCTCAGCCATGATGCATTGGGTGGAGCTCGGCATCGCCGGGGTCGTGGGGTTTTGTCTGGGCGCGGTGTTCATCGGTGCGCTGCTCAAGAGCGCCCAGCAGGTCGCGTTCGAAGATCGGCTGATCCGGACGTTGCAGGAGCAGCAGCGCCGCGACCGGGACGAGGACAACGGAAAGCCATGATGACCGACATCGTCGCGCACGAGCGCGCCAAGTACACGCAGCTGTGGGCCGAGGTGCCGGAATATCGCGCCTACTCGCCGGGGCTGGAGAACGTCTCCCGCTTCATGGAGATCGTCAAGCCGCCGATCAAGTCGTCGCTGGTTGATCTCGGCTGCGGCTCCGGCGAGGCCGGCTTGCAATTTCGCGAGATTGGGCTCGACGTGTCGTGGCTCGACATCACCGATGCCGGGCTGCATGAACGCGTGCCGCGGCATCGCTTTCTGAACGTGCCGCTGTGGGGCCGCTGGAAGCCGCCTTACGGCTACGATTTCGGCTTTTGCTGCGACGTGATGGAGCATGTGCCGCCCGAGTACACCATGCTGGTGCTCGATCGCGTGCTTTCGGCGTGCCGCATCTCCTGGTTTCAGATCGCCTTCGTGCCGGATGAGTTCGGCCAGGCCATCGATCAGCCGCTGCATCTGACGGTGCAGCCGTTCAAGTGGTGGTTAGAACGGTTGCGCTCGCTCGGGCTGGTGCTCGATGCGCGCGACCTGTGCGGTGCCGGGCTGTTCATCGTCACGAGCAAGGTGGGTAATGGATCAATCCAACGAACTCTATCCGGTGACCTTCAATCCGGATGACGGCTGTAACGTGCCGGACGAGGTGATCCTCGATCAGGTCAGAAAGAACATCCGGCGGCATCTACCGCAGGCATTTCCGCACCAGGCGAACGGCGAGCGGCTGGCGCTGGTCTGCGGCGGCCCGTCGCTTGCAGCGACCGAAAAAGAGTTGGTCGAGGCCACCTGGGACGGTGCCAAGGTCGTGGCGCTCAATGGCTCCTACCAGTGGTGCCTCGACCGCAACATCCGCCCGTCGCTGATGGTGATGCTCGACGCGCGCGAGTTCAATGCGCGGTTTCTGGCCACCCCGGTCGAGCGCTGCCGCTATCTGTTGGCCGCGCAGTGCCACCCGCGAGTATTCGAGATGATTGAGCATCGCGACGTGACCTTGTGGCATTGCTGCTCGGGCGGCGATACCGAGTTCAACCTGCTGAAGGACTACTACTTCGGCCGGTTCTACCCGATCACCGCCGGCACCACGGTGGCGATTCGCGCCATTTTGCTTTTGACCATGCTCGGCTTTCGCTCGTTCGACATCTTCGGTCTCGATTCATGCTGGTTGGGGAACACACACCACGGCTATCACCAGCCGGAAAACGACAACGATAAACGGCTGGTGACGTGGCTTCGACCCGAAGGGCGCGAGGATCTATGGTGCTCGTTTACGTGCGCGCCGTGGCAGATCCGGCAAGCGGCGGATTTTCAGGCCTTGATGGCCGAGCATGGCAACAAGTTTCGCTTGAACGTGCGTGGCGACGGTCTGATTGCCGCGATTATGCGGATCGCTGCGACGATCGGCGCAGAGGTGAAGCCTGAAATGGAGGACTGAAACATGGCTGCGGGAGCTTGGACCTTCTACAACATCGCGCGCAAGAAATTGGCCGATGGCAGTTTCGATCTCGACACCAATACGTTCCGGATGTCGCTGTACACATCGGCCTCGAATGCCGCGACCTTGACGCTGTCGACGCGCACCTCGGTGACATCGGAAGTCACCGAGGCGAACGGATATAGCAGCAGCGGCAAGCCGCTGGCCTCGGTGACATGGGCGACCGGCGCGTCGGCCAAGGTCTATCGCTTCAACTGCGCGGCGATCGTCTGGACCGCAGCGGCGGGCTCGATCTCGGGCATCAAGTTCGCGGTGATCTGGCAGTCGTCAGGCGTCGCCGACAAGCTGCTGTGCTTTTCGCAGCTCTCGACCGCGGCGTTCGCGGTCACGGCCGGCAATACGCTGACCATCACGCCATCGGCCAGCGGGATCTTCGAATTGAGCTGATGAGGAGTCGCGTTGATGGCTGCAACTGTACAGAGTCAGGCGATTCAAGCCAGCAATGACGGGATCGGGTGCGCGCAGCAAGTCATGAGCCTTTTCACGCAATTGGTTCAGTTGCAGCAGCAATGGCAGGACGTCAATGTCGGCGGTACATTGTCGTCGATGTCGACGGTCGCGCTTAACGCCGATGGGTCTCTCGGCGCGTCCGATGCGACGCCAAACCCTAACCATCCGATTGATCCTGCGAAATATCCCGGCATAGCCCGCGCGGTGACTTCAACGCAAATCGCGCAGATCAAAACCATTCTGGACGGCATCGTCGATTATGTGAACGGGCAAGCCGTCCAGACTCAGCCTGGCGCCCGCGCGATCCTGAATGTGGTCGTCGGCGGCTAATCGGAAATTGGGAGGTTCTGATGCCGTCCAATTTTCTGCAATATTCGGGCGGCACCAACGGCTTTGTCACCACGCCATTCAACTTGATGACGACCGAGTTGAATGCGTTGGGTGCCGGCGCCGTTGCGACCTCCAGCGTCGGGGGCACCTCCGGCGTGTTCAATCAAGCAAGCTGGGGCAGCGCGCCGTGGGGCTTCGCCTTCTTCAAAGCTGGCGGCTCGTTCACGCCGACCGCGGGGCAATATCTGGCCGGCTGGTTTCTGTTGACGCCGGATGCGTCAACTTATGAACTCACGCTAACCGCGACCGATATGCCGCGCGCGCCGGATTTTGTCATCCCGTTTCTGGCAACCGCGCATGCATCGGGCAATATCGTGGCCTCTGGCTTGATCAGATTGCCGTTCACGCCGTGCAAGTGTTTCGTCGCCAATCGAACAGTTGCACTTCCTTCCACCGGCAACGTCATCTCACTCGGGTCGGTTGCGATTCAGTATTAACGGAGGCGATTGATGCAGCTTCCGTTGCTTCCAGTCTGGAGATTAGGACAACAAAAACCCTTCACCAGCATTCCGCGCATCAATTGGTCGCATCCGCTCGCGAAGGGGCTTGTTACTTACCTTTATGATTGCGGCGGTGGTCTTGTCATCGACCTGGTCAACGGCAAATCCGGCACGGTCGCAACTGCCGGAACGCTGACCGCCACGCCGAAGCCTACGGCATCGAAGTTTGGCGCGGCGTGGTACAATCCCGGCCAAGCCGGCGGCACCACCAACGCGTGGAGTATCAGCTGTCCTAATGCACCGATACAGGACGGCCTGACGAATGCCGCGCCCTATAGCTTTCTGACGGGCTACGTCAGAAACGGCGCGCTGGCGGGCTCGACCCACGCCATTCTGTTTTGTTATTGCGACGCCAGTAGCGGCACCACGCCGTTCCTGGTGGGATTGTCCAGCCCGGCGGCGTTGCTGCCTGAATTCGAATTCTCGAACGGCACGGCAAGGACGATTGCCGGCACTGTGGTTCCGGTCGGGGTGTTCGCGACCACCGGCGGGGTCATGACGTCCTCGACCTCGGGGACCGGTTATCACGTCGATTCAACCAACGGCTTTCGCTCGTCGACCAACACCGAGGTGTTGTATTCAAATACGGGGTTTCGTCCGACTCTTTATGATAACCGCTACGGCACGACGCTCAGCGGGCACAATTGCGGCTTCAATGGCCAGGTGTTTTACGGCGCGGCATGGAAGGGGCGCGCGCTCACCGTTACTGAAATTCGGCAGCTACACGATGATCCGTGGTGCCTGCTATGGTACCCGGAAGACGATATCTATGCCGAATTCGTTGGCGCCGCCGCCGCCATTGCGATCACGCCACCAGCCGGCGCGCTGACCGATACGCTCTATGCGCCGAGCGTTGCGGTTGGGGCCAACATCAATATCTCGCCGGCGGGCGCCAAGCTGCAGCTCGGCGGTGGTGTTGCGGCGACGCTCGATCCGGCGCAGGTCGGCGCGACAATTACCTTGTCGAACGGCAACCTGACCGCGACGCAATCGATTGCCAGTACTGCGAATACGATTTCGACCGCGCATGCATCGTCAGGGAAGTTCTATTACGAGTTTGTTGTTAATGCCTATGGCAACGTTCAGGTCGGCCTACTGGATCAGTCGGCGACCCGCTCGGAGTATCTGGGGCAGACTCCGGCCAACGGCACCGGCGTCAATGCCACCGGCGGCGACTGGATTGGTACGGACGCCTGGACGCCGGGCATTTCCGGCGGCGCTGTGGTCGGCCACGTCAATGCCATCGCGATCGATCTCGGCGCCAAGAAGGCCTGGGTCAAGGATGTCACCGCTGGGTCGAATTGGAATACCAGCGGCACGGACGATCCGGCTACCGGGTCAGGTGGTGCAGGCTTTTCGACCGTTTCGGGCGAGGTCTATCCGGCCTGCTCGCTGAGCAATGCCAGCGACGCGGTCACCTTCAATTTCGGCGCGACCGCCTACACCGGCACACCGCCGTCCGGGTATCAAAGCTGGGGCACGACGACCGCGCCGAGCGTTGTGGTCAGCGCAGGCGTCACGATCTCGCCGCCTGCCGGCGCACTATCCGATACGCAATACGCGCCGAGCGTGGCCGCGACGGCGAATATTGCGATCTCGCCGACCAAGGCAAGCGCGACGCTGGCGAGCACGGCGCCTGGTCTCGATACCGGCATCAGCCCGGCTAAGGGCAGCACGGTTCTGAGTCCGACCGCGCCGAGCGTTGCGGTCTCGGCGAACATTGCGATCACGCCGTCGAGCGTGGCGCTGGCAACGGCACCGACCGCGCCGAGTGTGGCGGTCAGCAATAACCTGAACATCTCGCCGGCCAAGGCGAGCGGGACGCTTGGCACCACCGCGCCAAGTGTCGCCACGTCGGCCAGTTGGGCCATCACGCCGCCGAGCGTCGCGCTGGCGACAAGTCCGACCGCGCCGAGCGTGGCGATCAGCAGCAATATTGCGATTGTGCCGGCGTCGACGGCGCTGACGCTATCGCCGACCGCGCCCGCGGCGACAATCGCGATCACCGTCTCGCCGAGCGCAGGTTCGGCGGTCCTGGCGAGCGCGGCGCCGACGGTGGTCGCGACCGCCAACTGGGCGGTCAGCCCGGCGAAGGCGAGCGCGACACTGACGCCGAGCGGTCCGGCGCTCGATACCGGGTTAAGCCCGGCCAAGGCCAATGCGCTGTTGACCCCGTCGCCACCAGCCGCGGTGGTCAACAGCATTATCTCGCCGGCTGCTTCCTCCCTGGCCGCAGCCGGCAAGGTCGCGTCGCTCGATCTTGGTCTAACCCCGGCCAAGGTCGCAGCGACGCTGACCGCAACCGCCCCGAGCGTCGGGCTGACGGCCAACGTCGCCATCGCGCCGTCAGCCGGTTCATTGAACGAGATCGGGTCGGCGCCGAGCCTGGCGCAGACCTTCAATGTGCAGGCCTCGCCGCCCAGCGTGGCGCTGGCCTTGAACGGCAGCGCGCCCGGCGTGCAGTCGTCGGCCTCGGTCTCGATCGTGCCGCCGAAGGTGGCGGCGGTCCTGGCGGCCACGGCGCCAAGCGTGGCTGCAACGGCCAATTGGGCCGTAACACCCCCGGCGGCGAGCCTGATCACGGCGCTGACCGCGCCGGCGGTCGCCGCAACCGCCAATTGGAATCTAATCCCGGCGCGTGTCGCTGCCACATTGGCCGCCACGGCGCCATCGGTTTCGGCCTCGGCGAGCATTGCGCTGACGCCGGCCTCGGTGGCGTTGTCAATCACGGCGAGCGCGCCGGGTCTTGCGGTCACCGCCAACATCGCGGTTACGGTGCCGGGCACCAGCCTCGTCACCGCACTGACGCCACCGAGTGTGGCGGCGACGGCCAATTGGGCGATCGGTCCCGGCAACGCCACGGCTACTTTGGCCAGCGTGGCGCCGGTCGTGGTCTCGTCGGCCAGCGTCAACGCGGTGCCGGGCTCGGTCGGCTTGGTACTGACGCCGAGCGTGCCGAGCGTGGTCACGACCGCCAATATCGCGGTTTCGCCGGTCAAGGCCACGGCGATCTTGGCGCCGACCGCGCCGGCAGTCTCGCTCGGGTTCAACCTGGCGCCATCGCGTGGCGTGCTCGGCCTCGGCACGTCCTCGCCGGCGCTGGCGCTTACCGCGAGCGTGTACGCCTCGCCGCCATCCGGCGCGGCGCATCTGGCACCGAGCCCGCCGAACGCTCTCTTGAGCGACAACCGGCAGTTCGTACCGGGCCGCGCAAGCCTGGCGCTGAGCTCGGCCGCGCCGACCCGGAACATCGGCGCCTTCCTGCAGCCAGGCCGAGCCGCCCTGGTCTTGACACCGAGCGCGCCGAGCGTGACGCGCGAGTTCTTGGGTCATATCGACCAGGTCGCCGATATCATCGGTCGAGCCACACCGCCCGCCAAGGTCGCGGCGCAGGATAGCCGCACGCCTGCGGTCGCGGCCAAGCGGGCACGAACCGCGGCGCTGATCGCCAGCCGGGCCGCCAAACCGACGCTGATCGGCCAGCGGGGCAAGGATCTGAAGCTATGACGACCACACACAAGATGATCTCATGGACGGCGGGCGATGATTGGGAAATCGATGCCACTTTGCTGCACGAGGACGGTACGCCGTATGACCTGACCGGGCCGCACACCGTCAAGTGGGCGCTGCTGACCGCCGCGGGCGGGCGCGTGCTCGACGAGACCGATGTTAACATTACGACGACTGATGCGATCAACGGCGGCATTGCGATCAAGATCGCGGCGTCGCTGTCATCGCCGCTCGCGGCCGGCATTTACACCGAGACCATCCGGATCGTCTATGTCGGCATCACCTCGACGCTGGCGACCGGGCCGATCAACGTGCACGCCGATCCGTGGCTGGGCGCGCACGCTGCGGTCGCCGACAAGACGCCGAAGCTGGAATTGGTCAAGAGCGGCGGCATTGTTGGCAAGAGATTCAGTCAAGCGAGGGCCTCATGAAACACGAACCTCTGACGCCGTTTCGGCCCGCACGAGGCGGCAATTTGTGCAAGCGCGCACTGGTGGTCAGCACATTGGCGAGCCTGCGCCGTGATTCGCGCAGCAGGGTCGCCGCCGAGCTATGGCCGGATGATCGCAACTTGGCCGAACTGGTCGAGATCAAGGCGACCTCGGCGCCGGCCATGACTTCGGTGACTGGCTGGGCGAAGGAATTGGCGCAACAGGCCACGATCGATACGGTCAACGCGCTGGGTGCGGCCTCGGGCGCCGCTGATGTCATGCGTCAGGCGCTGCTGGTCAATTGGAACGGGGCTGGCATCATCAGCGCGCCGGGCTTTGTCGCCTCCAGCAGCAACTCGTCGTTCGTGCAGGAGGGCTCACCGATTCCGGTGCGGCAGTTGGCTTCGGCGCCGGCGCAACTGACGCCGTTCAAGCTGGCGACCATCGCGGTTTTGAGCCGCGAGATGGTCGAAAGCTCGAACGCCGAGGCCTTGATCGCTGACGCGCTGGTGCGCTCGACCGCACTGGCGCTCGACGCGGTGTTTTTCGGGACCGCGGCCGCAACCGCGGCGCAGCCGGCCGGCATCCGCAACGGCATCTCGACATTGACGGCGTCGAGCAACACCGATCCGTTTGGCGCCGTGTTTGAGGACATCGGCGCGCTGATCGGTTCGGTTTCGGCGGTCGGCGGCAAAGGTCCGTTCATATTGGTCGGGTCGCCGGGCCGCATCGCCTCGATGCGGATGCGGTTTGACCCGGATGCTGATGACAATATCAGCTATGCAATGTCGACCGCGGTCGGTAACGACCTGATCGCGGTGGCGGCGCCGGCGGTGGTGGCGGCGCTATCCGCCGATCCCGATGTCGAGACCGCCAACACCGGCACGTTGATGATGGATACCGCGCCGCAGGTCGCCGGCACCACCGGGCAGTCGGAGCGTGGGCTGTATCAGACCGATTCGATCGCCACCAAGGTACGCTGGCCGGCGTCGTGGGCGCTGCGCGATAGCCGCGCGGTGGCGTGGACCACACCTGGCTGGAAGTAGGCATGATCGCATTCGTCGAGCAGGCGCTGCCCGAGTGGGACCCGGTGATCTATCACGAGGCGACCAGCTATGGCTGGCGCGGGCTGACCGCGCATGGCGAAGTCCTGGAAGTCAAGTCGAGCAATGGCCACCTCGCTGCGGTGCCGTCCGAGATCGTGGTGGCGCATGACGGCCGGCCGATCGCGCGGCGCATGGTGAAAGACAATGCGCAGATCATCAATATCGACGCCTATCTCAGGCACTTCAACCAGGCGGTGGCCTGCTACAAGGCCGGCTTCACGCGCGAGGCCTTGGTGAGCGCCAATGCCGCCATCGGCACGGCGCCGACGCTTCGCGCCAAGTTCAACCGCGCCATGATTCTGCTGGCGCTCGGCCGCTGGCAGGAGGGCCTCGCCGAATACTGGCAGTGCGAGCAGGACCGCCCCTTCAT